GTCAAGGCGGCGGTGGTGGTGGCCGTGATTGTCCCCGACGAACCCAGAGCCACGGTGACCCCGTTGTAGGTCACAGACGAGTTTGTCAGGCTGGCGTTGGCGATGTTCGACAGCGTGTTGTTGCTGCCCGAGATCGTCTTGTTGGTGAAGGTCTCAGCGCCAGCGAGGGTGGCCAGCGTGCCGGTGGTCGGCAGGGTCACATTGGTGCTGGCCGTGGCCGTCAGGGTCAGCGCAAACGCCCCAGAGGTCGTGAACGAGCCTGCGGTGCTGATGTTCCCGCCAAGCGTAATGGTGCGCGAGCCGTTGTTGACCCCCGTCCCACCAGAAGCCGGGTTCAGGATGCCCGCCAGCACTACCGCGCCGGTGGTGGCCGTTGACGGAGTAAATCCGGTCGATCCGGCGCTGAAGGAACTCACGCCACCAGCCTGCGAGAAGGTTCTCCACTGGCCGTTGGCGTACCCATCAAAGGTCTGGGTGGTGGTGTTGAAGCGGAACTGGCCCGGGGTGCCCACAGGCTCCTGCCCGGTCGTCCCCAGCGGGATCACTACACCGCCAGTGCCCGGCAGCACCGCGTTCGAGGCCAGCGACAGGGTTGGGTTGCCGCCCAGCCCATTGCCGTTGGCCACATCGATCTGGTTGGCGGTTCCGGCAATCAGCACCCCGCCTGCGGTGGTGCCGTTCTGGAAAGCCAGCAGGCCAGTGCCTCCAACCTGCGCGATAGCCGAAATCAGGCCCGACAGGGAGATCGTTGGGTCACCGGAAACACCGGAGCCGTTGGAAATGCTCAGGCCGGTGCCAGAAACCGCGATAGAGCGATTTGTGACCGTGGATGCACCCGTCTTCACCACAAAGCCGTTTGAGGCCGCCTCAAGGCTTCCTGAGGCCCCGTTGAGGGTGATCTGGAGGGTCGAGAGCGCCCCGCCGTCGGTTAGGCCGATGCCGGTGCCGCCGGACAGGCGACGGCTGTTGGGCAGGGTCGGCTCCTGATTCAGGGTCAGGAAGGTCTGGGTCTGCACTGGCGAGCCAGCCAGTGCGGCAGCCGTGGTGCGAACGGTCTGGCCGTTTTGGACGATGGGAACCAGTTCTGACCCGGTGATCGCGCCAGCCGCTGGAAGTTGGGTAATGGTTACATTGGCCACGCTACACCTCGATGCCGTCAAGATTGCCGTTATTTTCCGGCGTCTGGGTGTTCTGCTCGGTCGAGATCACATACTGGCCATCGCCATTGGTGATCAGGTCGTTCGGATCCAGCGCCACCGACACATCGGGGCGCGGAAAGCGAATCGTTATCCGTTCGGTTTTTCGAGCGGGCAGCCGGTACGGGTCGAACTCGTCGGCACAGCCCTCATTGCACACTTGCAGGCCGGGGAAGTTGGGGTCGCTCCTCATCACCGCGTGCGGGCGCTTCATCTTGCACCGGTCGCACACTGCGATTGCGATGTCAGAGTAGCCCTCGGTGTCAAGAAAGCGCGGCATCGGTTACCTCGTGTAAACAGCGATGTTCGGCGCAAAGTAGATCGGCGACTTGTCGCGCTCTTCCACCTCGGCCAAGGTGAGGTACTTCTCTGCCTGCCCCTCTAGGTAGGTGATGCGATCAAGCGCAACACCGGGGAGTTCGAGGCTCATCTGGTGAGCCAGCATGGACTGCACGGCCAAGAACCAGCGCTGGGGGATCTCCAGTTCGCCGGACAGGTCGCCCACATCCATGATCTGACGCGAATACCAGACCGTCATCTGCACAAATGGGTCAGACGGCACCGGCCACAGCGTGATCTCGGCCTGCGGGATCGTGCGGTTGAGCCAGAACTGGAATGGCTGGTTCGCGGTGAAGTTCTTGTTGGGCAGATTGGTGTAATCGTCCCGGTTCAGACGCGCCATCGTGATCTCGGTCGAGTTGTTCCCGAAGAAAAGTTCACGCAGCGACAGCGTCGAGCCGTTTCTGGCCCGGATTCGATACCACGGCACGGTCTGACCGGCCTCGATGTCGTACCAGATCCACTCGTTGTTGACCCAAGCGGTCACACCCGGGTCGTAGAGCGTGCTCCAAGTGATCCCATCGGCGGAGTACTCAAATACGCAGTCGATACTCGCAGAAACTCCCGGCAAAATGCCGATTGAGCCGATGTAGACCGGGTTGTTGGTGCCGTAATTGACCGAAATGTTGCCGTTGGCGCTGGTCTGGGTGCAGATGGTGTCAATGTTCGAGTCAAAAGCGTTCTCAACGATGCCTCCGGCGCTCGTTGCATACGAGCCAGAGGGTCGATTCATGCGCCGATACAGGGCTTGGAGCACATCATTCGCTCCAATCGGCAGTTTGTAGATGTAATTGTCGGCTTGCAGGCCGTAGACCTTCTTGTCGATGGCCCAGTACTGGATGCCGATGTTGATCAGGTTCGACAGAAGGAAGAAAAGCGACTCGCGGGCGCTCAGAACCTGCTCTGAAGTGAGTTCTTCAGCCAGTTTTCCAGCACGACGCGCCCCGTGATCAATCAGGGTCTGGACTTGGATGACGGTCGTACCGACGGTTCCCGAGTAGGCCATGTCTTACCTCACCATCCGGGGCAGTTCCAACGCTTCATGGACGCACGGGCGCGACTCCCCTTTTCACTTTTCTCAGCAACAGGCCCCATTCTCGCGCAAAACGAGTCCCGGCGAGGCCCACCTTGGGGCTGCGGAGCCTTTAGATTGGAACCGGTCTCCCGGTTGTACTTGGCCCGGCCCTTGGCGGTCAGCCCAGCACCTTGGTCGGCAGGCAGTTTCTCTCCCCGACCCACGGCCAGAGACACCTCGCCGCCTTTTTTCATTCGCTCTGGCAGGCTGCTGTACGCCTTCTTGCCCTTGTTGGAGGCCGTGAACTCAGCCGCCACGGCGGGCTTGATTCCGACCTTCTTCGCGAACTTCGGGTTGTTCTCTGCGGCCTTCATCAGCCGGAATTGGGCTTGGGACTTTGCTGGCATGATCAACCCAGCGGATTCACATAGTGTTTAACCATCTCCAAAACCACGGTGTAGGTATCGCCAGCAGAGGCGTCCAGCGTGGTAAAGGTGATTGCGCCGTCCTTGCCAGCACCGGCGTTGTTCGTCAGGCCGCCGATGTTCTCGAAATCTTGGGTGTAGGCATTGTTCTGCGGGATCGTTTCAATCACCACAGGCGTGTTGGCCTTCCACTTCAACTGCACTTCCATGCCGTGAGTCAAAGCGGTGATCTTTGTAATCGTGACGGCATCACAAGCGCCACCAGCCGCAGAAGGCAGCAACGATGCCGGGTTCACTTTGACGACATTGGTTTCACCGGTTCCATCGCTGGTACTGGTGAACTTCATGATGGCCTTGCGCTCTCCGTCAAAAAGCGTTTGGCTTGCGACTGCATCAGCCATATTTATCTTTCCCAATTAGAAGCGGGGGCCGTAGCCCCCACTTGGTTCAGCACACAGCACCTCCGCGCTTTTTGGCAGGCGTCACGGTGACAGACTTTTCAGTCTTGGTGACACTGCCTTCTGGCGTTTTTGGTGAGAACAAGCCCTTGATCCCCTGCATCATGCGCTTGGGAGCGCCGAGGATCGCTTCGCGCATACCCTCGTTCTCTTCGCGCTGAGACTTCTCCCAGTTTTCATAGGCCCGCTGGTTGCGGGAGGTCTTCAACTGGTCTTCGATCTCAGCAGGGACACCGCCCTCTTTCATCTTCTTGCCGTACTTGCTGTACACCTCGTTGGAGTACGCCTTGGCCTGCTTCATGGCCGTGGCGTTTTCCTTCGTGAATGCCTTCTGCAAGCGGCCTTCAGCAGCAGTTACCTTGCCGCCTTTCTTGAAGGTGCCAGAGAGTTCGGTGATGGACACCGGGGCGGTGGGCTTTTTGCGGCCTTGTGGCATCGCGACGGGGGCACCGCTGTCAACAACTCCCCCCGCCGCGTAGGCTTTTTTTGCTGCGCCGCCTTTTTTGTAGCCGCCAGCATTTGCCTTCGCGACGCCGCCAGTAGCAAAGCCACCGGGCTTGCCCATCTTGACCTCGCCGGTCTTCTTGGGCGTGACATCTTCCTTGCCACCGTCGTGCATCTTGGTGTTGCGGTAAGCGCCACCTTGGTTTTCGGTGTTGATGATGCCGCCAGCCTTGAAGCCGCCTTGGCCCATAACCACACCACCCGTCTTCAGGCCCTTGTGGGCCTTGCTGGCGGGCATGGACTCATGTTTCTTGAGTTCCTTGGCGGTCTTGGCCATCTTGGTCATCTCGGCCTTGTGCTCGGCCTTGGTCTCTCCGCCCTCTTTCATCATTTGAGCAGCCATTCCCACGGGTGCAGCCGGAGCCGCTCCAGAGGGCATTGCACGCATCGCACGACGACGAGCAGCCATCGACGGTTTCATGGGGGCCGCAGCACCCATCATGCCGCCGCGAGCAGGCATCGAAGGTGCAGCGGCGGCCATATCAGGCGAGCCACCCATCTGCATCTTCTTCTCGACCTTGCCGCCTTTCTTGAGTTTCAACTCAATCGACGGCTCGGTCGTCATCATCTTTACCATTGGTTTGAATTGGCCCATGATGTGCCTCCTCAAACTTTCTGAGCGTAGACCACCGTGAGGCGGAAAACACCCTGAGTGGTGGAGATGGTGCCGTTGGGGTCAACGGTCATGACCACCGAAGTGTTGTTGCCGATGTCGGCCATGGCGGCGCACTGAGCGGTCGTAAACGACAGCGCAATACGGCCACCGGCGATGGCGTTCGTTGCCGACAGATACTGAGTACCAGCAGCAGCGGTGCCAATCGTCACCGGGCAGGTTGTAGCGGTGCCTCCACCCACCACCGGGGTCACCATCGTGTCAACAAAAATGTCGATGATCTGTGAGCCAGCAGGAAGGGTCTCGGTAACGCTAGACGCGGAACCGTCTGCGTTCGTGGTTACGGTACTTGTCTGACTCAAGACGACGAATCCGCCGTCAACAGTGTCAGTCAGCGTGCCAGAACCGGAGCGCAGGGCGGAACCAAAGTAGGTTTGTGCCATATCAATCTCCTGTTAAGAGGGAGGCCGAAGCCTCCCCACTTGGTTTACACGCCGGGCGTACCGTACATAGCACGAGGATCGGTGAAGCCGATGTCGTAACGCTCGGTGGCCTTGTAGCGCATCGAGTCGGTTTCGAAGTCGCCTTCCATCGTCTTTTCGAGACGGCGGCGCATCATCAGTTTCATGCCCTCGGGCGCATCGGTCTGCACCCACCATGCGGTCGCGGAGGTCAGACGCGAGATCACAGCGGCACCCTCGTCCAGCAAGCCAATCGACTTGATGGGGTTGATGTCGTTGTTCGCGTTGCCAGCACGCAGCACGGACTTCAGCAGCACCTCGGCTTGGAAGACATTGCCCGGGGCCACCACCAGTTGGCGGGGAACCAGACGGATCTTCTTGCCGTTGTTGTCCACTGCCTGACGGATCTGGATGAGCATCTGCTCAAGCGAGGTCTGCGACAGGTTGGCAGCGGTGGTCAGCAGGTTGCTGAAGGTGCCGTTGACGATGGGGTGCGAAGCGCTGTTCGGCGCCACGCCGTCGCCGCCGGGGTACGAGGCGTTGAAAGCGCGGTTCAGCACATTGGCTGCCAGCGTTTCCTTGGTCTCGATCAGCGACTGGGCGAGGTGACGAGCGTACACCTGACCAATACGGATGTGGTCGCCGTCCTCAACCAGCACTTTGGTCAGGGCGAAGGCGAGGCCATACACCTTGTACACATAGCGCTTGAGGAACAGCACGCCACCCTGCTGATAGGTCACCGGAGTGCCATCAGGCAGTTCGGGGGCGGCACCAAAACCGTACAGGACGGGTTCTTCGTGGTAGTTGCGGGGAATGCCGGTCTGCTCGCGGAACACTCGGCTCCACTCATCAGCCCGCTGGTCATACACACCATCAAAGCATTCGTTCAGGATAGGTTCGACAATCGAGCGAAAGTCGGTACTACGCATCGGAGCGGCCATGATTCACTCTCCTTTCTTAGATAGCGTTCACGGACGCATTGAACTGCGACTCGTTGATGGTTACGCGCACAATCGTGTACGCATCACCCCAATCGTTATCGGGGTACGGGGCCAGATCACGGATCAGCATCTGAGCGCTGTTGCCAGCACCGACCAGAGTGGTCGAGAGCGTGCATTGCGACAGACCGGTGGTCGTAGAACCAGCAGTGGTGTTGCTCAGATCGGCCATGTCGCCGATAGAGGTTTGCGCCAGCGAACCGGCAGCCTGAATTTCATAAACGATGTTGGGGTCGTTGTAGAAATAGGCCACGCATGAGCCGGTCTGGTATGCCGTGGAGGCAGGCCAGTAGTTCGAGACGCGACGACGGCCAGTGGTGTCAGTCCACTCCACGCCTGCGAAAGCGCCTTGGAAGGCATCGCCTGCGGCTGCGACAACGATGTTGCCGCTGGAGTTCAGTTTGACGGGTTGGCCCTTGAGGATGTCGGTGCTATAGCCCGACGCGATACCGTTGGCAAGCGCCTGAGCGCGATCCAAACCCGAGGGATGGAAAGCGGGGCGCAAACCGAACGGAGCATTGGTCGAAGACATTGTCTTACTCCTTGGTTGAAGTCCTTACCCGTGGAATACGGGGGTCGGAACGGATCGTTCGATTTCACCAAAGCCTTCGCCTTCAACTTGCCCCAGAGACCTGCCTGAGGAGTCACGCGCACCTTGGAGATTCTCAAGTTGGACTCGGATCTTTTCCGACTCCTCCATGGGCTTCTCATGGTGCATATGCAGCATGATGTCCTGATACACATCCATCGGAATCTTGAACAGGAGCATCTCATTGCAAGCAATGAAACCAGCGTGTTCTCCAGCCTTTACGCGAAAATTCTCGAACCCGGGTATCTCTTCGGTTTTCACCGGTACATATCCGAGACGGATTCGCTTATCAATGCTGTCGTAACTGTTGGTCGTTGATAACCAGCAAAGGTGCCAGCCCGGCATTTCGGGCAACTTTGGTAGCGCACTTTGTGTCCACTCATCGCTAAACATCTTACGACGCTCCTGCGCTGACATGAACTTCTCTTCAGGTGCCGCCCGGCTGGCGTCCTCACTGGCGCGAGTTTCGCGACCACCGGCGTTGAGAGATTTTTTGAGACGAGAATCCATGATGTTTACCCTCTATTGTTTCGTGCCTGCTCGGCGTAGCGTTTAATCATTCGGCTGCGTGTTTGTGGGTCATCCCACAATCCCGCTTCCTTCATTGCCCGTACCTGATCGGGTTCGAGGACAAAGGTATTTCCGCCTTGGCGGCTTCCCGATGATTCTCTACTTGAGCCAGTTACGAAACTTCGAGGTCTCCTTCTTGGTTGGTCGTCTTGTTCGTGAGTATAGCGATTCGGTAATCGGGCCTGCAAGCGTTTGTCAAACTCGTCCCAATATTCCTCGGTGCCCGGATCCCAGCCCTCGGCGGCCAGACGGTTGTCCACCAACTTGGCGATCTGGCTGTCCTCGTCGCCGCCATTGGGGTCGTACCAAGGGTTGCGGTTCATCCATTCGTTGGCCAACTTGACCAGACGGGGGTTTGCGGCACCGGGTTCCTTGTCGGTGGCCTGCACAGCACGCTGCTTGATGCCCTGCATGGCCTCCACCTTGCGCCGGGCCTCATACCAGCCCTCTTGGGCCTGCATAAAGGCTGCGCCGTCGGAGTTGTCGGTGGCCTCGCGCATCTTGCGCTTGAAGAACTCCAGACGGGCCTCCTCGTCGGCGATGGCCGAGTCAAGGCGGGCCAGATCGGCGGTGTGGGTCTTGCGCTCCACAGCGGCCAGCCGCTCCATGAGTTCTTGGTTCTGCCGCTGGAGCAGGGTCAGGCGCTGATCCTTCTCTTCGTTGGTGCGCTTGATGTACTCCTTTTTGGCACGCCTGCGGGCACGGCGGGCCTCGCGGATGGCGTCGGTGTCACCCGGCTGGTCGTCGTCGTGGCCGTCGTCTCCGGCGGCGTTTTGGCCGTCTTCAGAGGCTTCGGCAACAGCCATGCCCTCGGGCAGTTCAACGACGACAGAGCCGTCCTTCTCTTCGGTGACCTCAAAGGTCTCTTCTTTCGGTTTGGTTTCGGTGTTCATACGAATGCCCTCATCTCAAGTGGATTTCCCGTGACCTTGGCGATGATCTCGTGGTCGTTCAGGATCATGAACAGCGCGGGGTCTTCATCGGTCTCGCCGGGCACTTTGACCTCCCAGCGGTCTCCGCCCCACTTGGGGACGCGGATGTAGTCACCCGCATCAACCCATGCGCCCTCAGGCCACGCCACCATGGTGTCGCGGTGCTTGAACGCCAGCGGGCCGACCTCGATGACCTTGGCCACCATGTTGTTCCACTTCTCGGTTTCTTTGGTCTCCTCGACCAAAATAATCCCAGCACTCGTTGCCTTCTTTTTGGTGCGGCGCAATTGCACAAGAATGCGTCCGCCAAGAGGTTTGGCACCGGGGTCTACGCTCGGAAATGCCCAAGCCATTTCAGCGGTGTCAGCCGCTACCGGTTCATTCATCTTCATCTTCTTCCTTCATCAGGTTATTGAGTATGTCGAGGGCTTCTTGTAGTCCCTCGTTTCGTCCAACCAGTCGTTGGTAGGCGTCCCAATTCGGCGCGTTTCCCTTCGCCATGGACGCGGCTATTTCAGCCTGCGACGCCTTGATCCGACCGATCAGATCCGAGATAGTTGCCATGTGGTTTTATTTCTTCTTCGCCTGTGACAGACCCCCCTTCTGCTGTGCGGGCTGCTGGCCCTTGGGTTGCAGGGAAGTCCCGTCGAGTTTCTCGCCCATGGCGATACGCTTGTGCATCGGGATCATCATGCTGTCTTGCGGTTTATTGGTAGCCATTTGGGCCTCCTAGTTTGGATTGATAGTCGATGACGATGCGCTCCTTGTCGTTGACCAGTTGCGCCGCATCTCTCGTCAGACGAGCCGTCTCGATGCGTTCCTTCAACTCCATGTCGCCGGTTGCAATGGCCAACTTGAGTTGGAGTTCCTCCATGGCGCGTTGCTGCTCGAACTGCAACTGCTCCATATCCTTCTGGATCTTCGCTGCAACCTCCTTGTCCTTGAGTTGCAACTCGGCCTGATCGCGGGCCTGACGGCGCTGGGTCTCGGCCATGCTGGTCTGAAGCAGCACCTGCGCGTCCGGCGTCATGTCGGGCTTGGGCTTGAACTTCTGGGCGTCCTGAACCATCTTCTGGATCACCGGCAGGATGCCCTGCAAGGTCTGCTGGGCATCAATCTCGGTGTGCTGGCTGGCCAGCGCGAACAACTTGTCCACATCCTTCGGATCATCCAGCAGGTCGTACTCGCCCAACTTGGTGCCCATGGCCTTCTGCACATACCCGTTCATGCGGCTCAAGTACCACAGCACGATGTGCTGCTTGATGTGCTCGATGGCCTTGGGCAGGAAGCCCGGCGCGATGAATGGGTTGGCACCCAGCACCGGGTTCTTCGCAAAGTCGAGGTGGGCCTGAATGTGGCCGAGGTGATCCTGCTCGGGGTATGCGAACGCAGCCTGACCGATGGACATGGCCACATTCTCGTTGGCTGCATCCATCTTGGCGGGCGGGGGCACATCGATCATCAGTTCGTTGATGCCCGGCACCTTGATCTGCTTGAGGAAGCGCTGGATCACCGCCCGGCGGTTGAACAGATCCGGGTTCTTGTCCATGATGGCCATGACCGCTTGGGTCTGGGCCATGCGCTGGGTCTCGCTGAAAATGTGCGGGTCAGAGACCGGGATCACATCGGTCACGCGGGCAAAATCCTCGCGCTTGATGTCCAGATCCTGCACCACCTCGGAGCGCTGCATATCGTCCAGATACCAGCGGTTGATGCGGGACAGAATCCGCAGCACGCGGGCTTGAGACTTGTGCAGGCGGGCGTGAATCGAGGAGAACACCGCCGCGCCCTGCTCGATCAGGGCCTGAGTCGTCCCGACCGGTGCATTGGCGTTGATGTCGGCGATCTTTTCCTCGCTGGTGGTCACCACGCCTTTGGCCGCGCTCGTGAGCCAGCCCAGCAACTCCATCAAAACGGGTGATGGCGGGTTGAAAGGCATCGGCATGGCCAACTTACGGACATCGTCCACGCCCGGGGCGGCCTCGATCTCGGCAACCTGCGTGACTTCGACCTGCTGAGACTGCCCGGATACCTTCGCGCCCTTGAGTTTCAGGAGCGTCGCGGCGTTGTTGATGTGGGCGGAGTCCAGCAAGGCCCGCAAAGCGCCTGTAAGGGCCGCAGAAAGCCCTCCAATGAGGTGCGGCAGGCCCACGGCGTACGCACCGCGCCACGGGATGAACTTGAACTCGACAATCCAGTCGAGTTTGGCCATCGTGGTGTCGCCTTCTTCCCAGTTCCGGTACAGGCCGACCGCTTCGCTGTTGATCTCGTCGATCATCAGGATGTACGGGGCCTGCTCGCCCTTGGTGTAGGGGTCGTTTTCAACCTCCGGCCATGTGTAGATGTGGTACACGCGGCGAAGACCGTCCTCGTTGTCGTTCGGAGACCGTCCCTCGATCTTGTCGGTGGCCTTTTGGGGGCCAGTCGGCTCGGGATCCATGGTCGCACGCACGAAATCGGTGTCGCGGTACAGGCCAGAGCGGATTCGTGACTTGAATTCCCAGTCGGAGATGTCATCGACCTCGGTCACCCGGGGCGAAGTGTAGAAGTTGGCCGTCGCAAAGGGCAAAAGCACATTGTCGATGGGCAAAAACTGGGCGCAGGGACGGCGTTTCTTCTCGTCGTACCAGATCTTGAGGTACTGCGAGCCACCGAGGGGCAGTTGGGTGAGCATTTGCTCCTGCTCGTCGCAGAATTCCTCGATCTGCTCGGTCAACTGCCAGTTCATGTAGTCGCGCTTGCGCTCTGCGACCGCCACTTTCTCGTCGTCGATGTCGCCGAGGATCTTGGTGCGGGTCGGGCCATCAGGCGGGAACAGTTCTTTGATGGCGCGAGCAGCGAAATCGACGCACGCCTCGGCCATCACGGGGTGAACCACCTTCGAAGCGCCTTGGAAGTTCGCGCCACCGGGGGCGTCGTTGCCCATGCCGGTGCGCTTGATGCCCTCTTCGTACTGTTTGTCGCGCTGCTTGCGGGCCTCTTTGTCCTTCTCGGCCAGTTCGATGTACCGCAGCGACAGCGTGCTCAGGTCAAACTGGTCGATGATGTCGGTGTCGGCGAGGTTTTCGTAGAAATCCTTGCTCTCCATCGGCCCCTTGGTGTCCAGACGCACACGAACCGACCCGTCGGGCAGTTCTTCAAGGTCTTCGTCGGTCAGTTCGAGTTCGACCTCCATGCCTTCTTCGCCCTCGGGCGGCATCTCAGCAGACGCATCGTCAGGCATTCCTTGCACAAAGCGCCCGTACTCGGGGTCAATCGGCATTTCTGTGGCCATGTTCTGGTTCCTTTATTCGTTCACGGGCAGGCCGCCTGCGACTGGGGCACCCTGCTGCTGCTCCATGAGCATCATGATGACCTCTTCGGGGCTGATGCCCATCTCCCGGGCCATGTCCAAGATCCGCATGGCCAGCATCTCGTCCTGTGAGGGCTGCTGCTCCTGCGGGGCTGGCTGCTCCATCGCTGCCAGACCGCCATCGTTGTAGCGCCTGACCGCGCCGCCTTCCTTCTTGCCGAGGCGGGCCTCGCCACGGATGAAGAGTTGCAGCGCCTCTTCGGGGGTGATGTTCATGCGCCGGGCGGCCTCCACCACCTGATCGGCGATCAGTTCGAGTTTCGGCGCACCGATGGGGGTCGTCACGCCGGTCTGCGGCGAGAACACACCCCATGTCCG